CAAGTAGGTGCTGAATGGTTTGCCCCAGCAGGTTTAAACAGAGGTGGTGTTCCATCAGTAGTACGTGCAGAACGTAGATTACAACAAACAGATAGAGATACATTATACACAGGAAACGTTAACCCATTAGCTACATTCCCAGGAACTGGAGTTTGTGTTTGGGGTCAGAAAACATTACAACGTAAACCAACAGCATTAGATCGCGTAAACGTTCGTCGTTTATTGATTGCGTTGAAAGGATACATTGGTGAAGTTTCACGTAACTTGGTATTTGAACAAAATACAACTGTAACAAGAAATAGTTTCTTAGCTAGAGTTAATCCATACTTAGAATCAGTAGTACAACGTCAAGGTTTGTATGCTTACAAAGTAGTAATGGATGATACAAATAACACAGCTGATGTAGTAGATCGTAACCAATTGGTAGGTCAAATCTACATTCAACCAACAAAAACTGCTGAGTTTATTATCTTGAATTACAATATATTACCAACCGGCGCTACATTCCCTGCATAAGGGATGTAGTTCTTTAATATTTATTAATAGATAAAAAACACAACATAAAATGGCAGTATTAAATCCAAATGAAATCATGTTTACAGCGTTTGAACCGAAGGTTGCAAATCGCTTTATCATGTATATAGACGGTATTCCCGCATACTTAATTAAAAAAGCTAATGCTCCTGGATTTGATGCCGGTGAGATTACATTAGATCACATTAACGTTTACCGTAAAATTAAGGGTAAAGTTAGGTGGAATGATATAACAATGGAATTATATGATCCAATCACTCCAAGTGGTGCACAATCCGTAATGGAATGGGCTCGTTTGGCACATGAATCAGTAACAGGTCGTGATGGTTATTCCGATTTCTACAAGAAAGATCTTACATTAAACGTTTTAGGACCAGTAGGTGATATCGTTGGAGAGTGGATTATCAAAGGAGCTTATGTTAAAACAGCTACATTTGGTGATTATGATTGGGCAACAGGTGATGCAGCTATTTCACTTAGTGTAACAGTTGCTATGGATTATTGCGTATTGAATTTCTAAAATTACAATATAATTTTAAGAAAAGCGTTTACCTATTTGGTAAGCGCTTTCTTTCTGCATATATTTATATACGCACAAAAAATAAAATAAGTTTATGGCTGAATTGAATTTACCAACAGAAATCGTTACATTACCATCAAAAGGTTTATTGTATCCTAAAGAATCACCACTTTCCAAAGGCGAAATTGAAATGAAATACATGACTGCACGTGAAGAAGATATTCTCACTAACAGCAACTTCATTCGTCAAGGTACAGTAATAGACAAACTATTACAAGCACTAATCGTTACAAAAATCAACTACGATGAATTATTAATCGGCGATAAAAATGCTATACTTATTGCAGCTCGCATACTTGGATATGGTGCTGATTATTCGTTTAAATATACTAACGAACGCGGACAAGAAACAGAAGCAAGTATAGATTTATCAACATTAGTTGAAAAACCATTAGATGAATCTTTATTTACAGCTGGTGTAAATGATTTCACTTTTAATCTACCAAAATCAGGTAATGTAATAACATTTAAGTTATTAACACACGGTGATGAAAAGAAAATTGATGCTGAAATTAAAGGATTACAAAAAATCAATCCAAACAGTTCATCCGATGTAACAACTCGTATGAAATATATGATTACATCAATAAATGGTGATAGAGAGCCAAAAGTAGTACGCGACTTTGTAGATAACTACTTATTAGCTCCAGATGCTAGAGCGTTACGTGAGTACTACACTAAAGTACAACCAGATATTGATATGAAATTTATTCCTAAAGATGAAAATTATACAGGGGAGGGTATAGCGGTCCCAATATCGCTTAACTTTTTTTGGCCTGACTCCGGAGTATAGACCACATCTATTCAAGCAAATACATGAGATTATATTTCATGGTAGTGGTGGTTATGATTGGGAAACCGTTTATAATATGCCACTATGGTTACGTCGCACTACATACAATTTATTGCGAGAGCATTTTGAAAAGCAAAATGAAGAAAATGAGAAACAGCAAAATATGCTGAAAAACAATAAATCTAATAAGAATATAGCACGTCCCAACATTGCTAATCCAACATATACCGCGAAGGTCCCACGAAAGTAGGACCTTCCCTTATATTTATACTATATACTAATATAATATGCCAGATCCAACCGCAGAACAACTAAAATTATTAGCAGAACAACAGGCTAAATTTAACGATGAAGTTGAAAAGACCTATGACTTACTTAAAGGAGTAACAGGTTTAGAAGTTGGCATTGAAGGACAATTAAAAAAGCAATTAAAAGAAGTTGAAGAACTAAATATCAAATATGGTATAGGTAAGGATATTCTTTCTAAAGCCAATAAGATTCAAATAGACTCAGAAGTTAAATTAAATATATTAACTGCTCAAAGAGATAGATTATTAAAAAATATTAATAATAAAAATAAAGAAGCTACAGAAATACAATTACAAAGTATAACAGCTCAAATTAAATTTCAACAGTCATTAGATGCTAATATTAGATTAGTTCAAGAAGCAGCTGAAAAAGAGAAGGAACTTACTAAGGAAAAGAAGAAACAAAATGATATAATTGAACAATCAAAAAACAAATATAAAGAGATAGCCAAATCCTTTACATTAGCTGCTTTGTTAAAACAAGTATTAGATTTCACTTTAGCAGCGGATGTTCAAGTTACAGAATTAGGTAAGTCATTAGGAGTTAGTAAAACTCAATCACGAGCAATACGTGATAACTTTGCATCTTTCGCCAGATCATCAGGAGATGCCTTTGTTACTACTAAGAAGTTAATGGAAGCTCAAGGTGAGCTAACACAGGAATTAGGAGTAGCAGGAACATATTCAGGTAAACAAACCGAAGATTTTTCTCGTTTAACTAAATTGATGGGTTTATCCGTTAATGAAGCGGGTAAATTAGCTCGTCTATCTGTTCTTAATGGCACCTCAATAGAAGCAACAACCAAATCCGTAATTAAAGGATCATTTGCTGCTCAACAAACTAGTAAAGTTTCCTTCGATCAAAGAACAATATTAAAAGAAGTTGCTAATTTAAGTGAAGGAATATTAGTTAAATTTCAAGGCAACTCAGAAGCATTAGGAGCAGCAGTTGTTCAAGCTAAAGCATTAGGTCTTAACTTAGAACAAGTAGATAAAATAGGTGATTCACTTTTAAATTTTGAATCATCAATTGAAAATGAGCTTAAAGCAGAATTAATAACTGGTAAACAGATAAATTTAGAAAAAGCTAGAGCAGCAGCTTTAACAGGAGACCAAGCAGCACTATCAGCTGAAATAGCTAGCCAAGCTGGAGATTTAGCAAGTTACCAAAAGATGAATGTCATTGCTCAAAATTCATTAGCAGAGGCATTTGGTATGGGTAGAGAGGAAATGAGTAAAATGCTAATGGATCAGGAGAAATTTAAAAAATTAGGTGATGTATCTAATAAAAATCTTGCTGAACAGCTAAAATTACTTAAAGCACAAGGTGAGCCAATGGATAGTGTATTATATAAACAAATCCAACAGCAAGCAGTACAAGAAAAATTCAATAATGCTATTGAAAAATTACAAGATCTTGTGGGTAGTTTAGTAGCAGGACCTTTAGGAAGTATGCTAGATGTATTTGCTTCTATAGCAGATAATGCTGTTGTAATGTATGGTATAATGGGTCTTATTTCTGGATTATTATTAGGAAAAATGGCAGTTGGATTAGCTAAAACAATAACTCAATTAGGAATAGCATTAGGAATATCAACGGCCAAAGCAGCAGCCGATACAGCATCTGCCGAAGCAATAACTCTTGGAGGAGCAACAATACCAATTCTAGCAGGTATAGGAGCAGTTGTTGGAATGATAGCAGCAATTAGTTCAAGTGGCCCTAAATTAGCTAAAGGGGGTATTGTAACAGGTGAAGTAAACAACGCTACTATAGGTGAAGCCGGCCCTGAAGCAATTATACCTCTTAATTCACCAAAAGCAGCCGGAATGTTAGGTGGTGGAATGGACATAACACCAATGGTAGCAGCAATAAATGAAGTGCGCAATGCTATTAATGTATTAGCTAGCAAATCAGGTGACGTACATTTAGATGGACAAAAAGTAGGTAAAACGCTAGGTGGAGTAAAAGCATTAGGTACATCACAAGTACAAAATTCATACCAAGTAGCGTAATATTTCAATATTTATATCAAACAATAAAATAATACAATCATGCCAGTAATTGACCAATTATCAAAAAGCAACTTAAGCTTAGCAGGTAATGGATTTAATCCACAACCAAACAGTGCTGCTTGGGGATACATAGACCCCTCATTAAATTTAGACCCAGCCGCTAGTAGCTTACAAAATACATACTCTGTAAATAGTACACCTAACGTTAGATTAAAAGACTTCAACAAAAACGGCGTATCTACAGTTAAAGCTGAATCTAGATTAGACGAATTAGATCCTAACGCTCCAAAATTACAACCAAGAGGAGTAGTATCCCAAGCATACAAATCAAAATCAGGTCTTACATATAAAGACTTAGGCCCAGCAGGAGGACGTTACTAATACTATATAAATGCCATTATTAGACTTAAAAACAGATCTTAAATCTATTAAGTACGGTCACGATCGTGCTGGTGGAGGAAGTAGTGGGCAACCATATATTAAAACTGATATCAACACTGTTGATAAAGGTATTAATAGGTTGAGATTTGGTAACTTTGATGAAGGATTAGTTAGAGGTGGAGTTATAGGCATGTTAAATTCATCTATTACTGATACACTTCGTATTGGTAAATTTCTAACTGACTTTCCTAAAGGTCCGTTATTCATTGTAAAGCAAGTTGGCTTACAATTATCCAATCCCCGTTTAGAAACTAGAAAATTTTCTTCTTCCACTTCATCTGGATTTTTAGGATCCATAGCAAAATTATACGATAGAATTAATGATAAAGTAGGTATTGGCCCAACCCGTATTTACAATCTTGGTATTAATACATTAGCACAAGTACCTATTAATGGTATTGGTGGCCATATTGTAAGACATGGTTTACTACCAGTTCAAGATGAGAGAACAAAATACATAAGTATAGTTACAGCTAATAATGAAAATAACAATAACAGGTTACAACAATTAGCTAGTGGATTCAATCTAGGAAAAGGGCCTGATCCCCGAGCATTAAGACAAACAACTCGATTTAATAGATTTATTAATTCAGCTTTACCAGCAGTTAATTTAGCCTTAGCAGCAGCTAAACTTAAACCTTTAACTCCAAAAGAGTTAATTATAGATAGCTATTTAGGAGGACCAGGATCAGTATATGGTATTGGATCAACATTAATAAAAAGATACGATAGAACTCGTACAGAAGAACAAGGAATAAAAGATAAAACTAATCCGTATCAACTTAATCATCAAGCTCCATTTGATCAAAATAGTGATTTGGGGGTGGGAACTAAAGCAATTTTTAATTATCCCAATGCATATGGTGAAGATCAACTAACTAAATTCCCCTCCTCCAACAATCCAAAATATGATGACTATAAAAAATTAGCATCTCAAATTCAAATTGATCAAACATTAGATTCAAAAACATACAAAGGAAATCAGATCGGAATATACAATAATATTCGTAAAGGAGAAGGTGGTGTACTTAATAGTAGTGGCAGTTATTCATCAGCAAATATAGGTACTATAAATTATAGAAATACATATGGTGAAGTAGTTACAGTTAAAAAACCAAATTGGGCTGCTGCTTCTAGAGAAACGAGAGTTGGAACTGGTAGACAAGATCAAATTAATTTAACTCCAATATTTAATGCTGATGCTGGGACTCATGTAGACACCGTAACAATTCCTGGGGTAGGAGAAAAAAATATAAATGATCTAGTTAAATTTAGAATACAAGCTATAGATACAGACAATCCTTTAAAAGCAAATTGGATGATCTTTAGAGCATATATAACATCACTATCTGATAGTGTAGATGCTCAATGGACTGATGTAAAATATGCCGGTAGAGGAGATAAATTCTACATATATGATGGATTCAGTAGAAAAATGAGTGTTAGCTTTAAAGTAGCAGCATTATCAGCTGAAGAAATGCAACCCATGTATCAAAAACTAAATTACTTAATGAGTAATTTAATGCCTGATTACAGTAATAACTTAATGAGAGGTCCACTTGTTAGAATGACTATAGGTAATTATATTGATGGCCAATTATGCAAATTAGACTCAGTATCATATACAATACCACAAGATTCACCTTGGGAAATATCATTGGGGAGTCAAACAGGAAAATTACTTGAATTAAATTTACCACATATTATAGAGGTACAATTAAGCTTTACTCCTATTGGTTCTCAAACTAGAGATGAAAATAGATTATCAAGAAAAACCGAGGGTACATCTAATATAGCACAGAACTGGAATGCCAAATATGAAAACGGATTGAAAGAATATGTTTATACTCCTGAACCTAAATCTAAAATAGATCAATCAGATGGTATTAAAAAAATTGATCCAAAAGAGGTAAAAGCTCCACCTGCAACTATTAGAACAACAGGAATACCTTTTGAAAATGCACGTAATGCACCCTCTACTAGGGATCCATTTTCTCCATTTTAATTTTTAAAAATAAATGACACGCTACGATAATAAAACAATATTAAAAACATCAGACGGTAAACCGTATTATAAAGGTAAAGTATACCCTACAATACCTTTATCTGAAAGTGATATATATGTTGTTACAACAATAGGAGATAGGCTTGATTATATGGCTTACAATTATTATCGTGACTCGGAATTATATTGGATTATATCAATAGCGAACAATAATGTAACTAAAGGTTCATTATTCCCAATACCAGGAACACAAATGAGAATACCAACAGATTTAAACAATGTTTTAAATTTATTCAATCAATCAAATCAATCTAGATAAATGTTATGTCCATATTTAAAAGTACATTCTCTAAACACGTTAAGGATCAACTGAAAGTACGCCAAGATGCAATAAATAATCGTACACCTCAGAATTTATCATATATGAATTCACGTAACGCGTGGATTAGGATGTCTTCATCTGTTAATGTGGATGGAACTAATGATTTAGCTAAAAAATATATTCTACAAGGTGGTACTTTAAATTATAATAACAATATAAATGATGCTACTCTAAAATCAGGATTAGGAGACTTTTCAAAAGCATATAGTAATAAATCTAATAGTAAAGTTGCATACCAAAGAGGAATTAGACCAATGCCTGGTATCACTACAATGGATATCAAATCCAAATCAGCATATGGTTCATTAAGAGAGGTAACAATACATTTTCAATGCTGGGATATTCAACAACTAGAAGATATAGAATTACTATATATGAGACCGGGTTATACGGTTCTAGTAGAATGGGGTTGGACACCATATTTAGATAATAATGGAAAATACCAACCGAATTTTAATGATTATTATGATATAATAAATAAAGAAGAAACAAAAAGAGAAATAATATTTAAAGATCTATATGATAAATCTATAAAATATAGTGGTAATTATGACGCTATGTTTGGGTATATTAAAAATTACCAATGGTCAGCTAGAATGGATGGTGGATATGATTGCACAGCTAATATTATTTCTACAGGTGAATTAATTGAATCTCTTAAAGTAAACTATAGTTTACCTTCTGTTATAAATGCGGGTAATGGGTTGCTAGCTAAAGAATTCTCTAATCAAGGAGTTTCCTTAAAATGGGTTAAAGGATATGAAAAAAATTCATTAGCAGGAATATGGGCTGAAGCATATTCAAAATTAACAGGCGGAAAGAATGGAGTACTTTTAGCAAGTAATTCTGTTTTTATAAATAAGTTTGCTGTTATACCTTTATCATACGCTAAAAAAGAACCCAATGATGATAAAACTTTATCTGATGGAAAAAATCAAGTTTACATAACATTAGAGGCTATGTGTGATGTGCTTAATAAATACATCATACCAAAATCTCCCAACGATGATGAAGGAAAAGGTTTAATAGAATTATCTCTATATTCAAATGAATATGATGGAAGTACAAAAGAACCATTATATTGTGTAGCCCATCCACTACAACTTTCAGTTGATCCTAGTGTATGTTTAATTAAAAGTCCTTTATGGTACGAAAATGGAAAATCATCTATTATATCTACATCAGTAGATTTAGCAGCTACTAATCCTGATCTCATAGCAGCAAAGCAAGCTTTTAATTTAATACAACAATCATATAAAAGCAAACCAACTACTGTTCAATTTGGAGTAAACCCCATTAACTCTAATGGAACTGGAAGAAAACCAGCAATACTTGCTGGGGTATTATTTATTAAAAATATAAATATACTTAATGAAGTTAATAATCTCATATCAGCGGATTCTAAGAGTAGTGGTTATAGTAGCCTAGAAGCCTTATTTAATGGAGAATTTAAATCGGGTGATGCACAGTATATGCTTAGAATTAAAGATCAATTAGAAAAAATAGAAGGGGTTAAAGTTAATTTTAAAATACCATTAGCTACCCCTATTTTAGAAGATGGTAAATGGATAATAAGATTCCCAGAGACAGATATAGATAAAGCAAAAACTCAACAATGGCAAGAAACTAATCAACAAATGCCAGGGCATGAAGGATTTGATTACCCTGGACCTAGACAACCTATAACAGTTGATTTACTTAGCAATCGCGCTAATAGTATAACTCAGTTTTCTGGGGGAGTGGATGTTGTTTCTAACTCAATAAGAATTACAAATCCAAACCTAAATGTATCTTCAATAGAAGATATAGCAACCATAGCCGAAAAAGGAAAACAAGCATTAGCTAATTTAACTTTTCTAGACCAGTTAAATCAATTCTTCTATCAAGCAGCAGACGGATCTGATGAGTTAGGAGTTATAAAAGAGATATATGTAAATGTTGATTTCTTATACCAACAAGCATTAAGTTTTAATCTTGAATCTAAAGATAATAAAGAAAAAGGAGAAATAAATTTATATAATTATTTAAAAAGCATAATAGCAAGTATCCAGTCTTCTATAGGTAATGTAAATAACTTTGAAATTCATGTTGACCCAGTAGATAATAAAGCTAGAATAATTGACATTAATTATACTGAATTATCCAAAGATAAATCATCAGTTTATAAAAATTTATTTGAATTACAAGTACATAATTTAAATTCAGTAGTAAGATCGTATTCATTACAATCCCAGATATTCCCTGATCAAAGTAATCTAATAGCAATAGGCTCACAAGCAAAAGCTAAAAATGGAGAAGGAGGACAAATGGGTATTCAAAGTAATACGATGATTGATTTTAATAAAAATATAACAGATAGAATTATTCCTAAAAAAATAATGCCTAAGGAAAGTAGCAATTTAAATTTAGATTCAAATACCTTTGAAACTCCAGTAACGCAAACTTTAGCCGCTATAATAAATGAATTTAGTTCATTTTCTACTACTTCAATTACAACTTCCCCTATTGCGGATTATGGTTCTTTAGTAGCAACATCAAAAAATGCTTTAAGAGATATAATAGTATATTTTCAATCTCTAACTAAATCACCAGGAAAAAATAGAAATCTAATACCAACTAAATTTTCATTTGAAATGGATGGTGTTGGAGGATTAGTAATAGGGCATATGTTTAAATTACCACCAAATGTAATGCCTAAAGGATATAGAGGAGAAGGTATCGGTTCTCAATTAGGAAATGCTATTACATCAATAGGACATACTATAGCTAATGGAGATTGGATAACTAAAGTAGATACTTTAAATATAGTATTAGAAGATACAGCAGGAATTGAGTTTAAACAAATAAAACTAAAGATAGCAGACATAAAAGAAACAATACAAAATACTGTTGCTAGTAGTGAAATAAGCGGTGTAAAAAATTATTATCCTGAAAAACCGACACTTCCATTTGCACGAACTTATATACCTCAAACTCAATTAGCTGCTTATTTAAAATCTAAAATTAAAGAAGGATTAAATAAAAATGTAGCTATAGCAGTAATGGCCAAATCTATTAGTGAACAAGGAGATGGAGATCAATTAAGAGGATTCAACAATAATTTCTATGGGGTACAAACAGATAGCAGTAGATGGAAAGCACAATATGATGATTATATAGTAGGAACAGTTAATCTTAAAGAAGGAGGAACAGGAATACCTAGAGGATTTGCAGCTTTTAGTACTCCTGAAATAGGAGCTGATTTCGTTATTAGTAATATTCAAGCTAGAGGAATATATATTGATGGAATAACTACTTATATAACTAAAGGAACACGAGTAACTGATGTAACAACTTGGGTTAAAATTTATTATAAAGAATGGGTAAAAGGAAGTGCCTCTGCTGAACCGGATGCTGATTTTTTAAGGACTAGAACAGATATATATAACAAAGCAGTAAAATTAATAGGGTAATACATGTCCATAAGAGTACCATCAAATCAAATAGTAACAAGCAAATATACAGCGGGAAGTGAACTCCTAGTAGAGTCAACTAATACTGTATATATAGGATACTATTATGAATTAAATAATAATTTATATGCTGGTAAATCTTATAGTGAAAAATCTCCTAAATTAATAAAAATAAAAGACAGAAATACACTATTAAGTAAAAATACTTCATTAGCTATATTTTCATTAGTATCAGGAATAACATCTCAAACTCTTCAAAAATCAAAACCTACTAGTTTACCTAGTATTCCTCCTTTAATAAAAGAAACTACTACTGTTAAATTTTACTATAAGAAGATAAATACCCAACCAATTCTCATTAAAGAAATTAGTGAAGATGATTATAAGTCTCTTCAATCCGATCCTTTATATCAAACAACATATGTCGGTACTTATCAAGGAAAATTTCAAAGTTTAGACCAAGCAGATCAACAAATTCCAGGTTTAAAAAGTTTTGTGTTAGGCTAAATCTCCTTTCATATCTTAAAGCAAACAAAAGGTTATGAAATATGTTCTATATTATTGAGAGAAAAGATCAACTAGACCAACTAGGTCCGTTCAAAGATTGCTTCGTAAAGTTCATTCAAGGAAATGACAATTACCACCCCAAATTAAGTCCGTTAAGCTTAATCTATGTCAGAGATACATCTGAACATAAAGGATACATTCTATGCTTAAACCACAATGAATCGTTTTCATTAGAAACTAAAGACGCATTTGATTGGTTATTGAATAAAACTGAACGTTTATTCGTATTGAATAAGAAAGAAGCATTGTATTCATTTCCACACGAACACAAATTATTCGATATTGAATTTATCAAAATTCCTGACTTAACAGCAGCGCTCAATATACCAGCAATTAAGTATTACTACCAACACCACGCGGCATTACCTAATGTTAACTGCTTAATTCCAATTAGCAAACATTACGAAGAAAACGAAAATATATTTGATGTAGTATCACCTATAATTCGTAGCTACCGAGCA